CAAAACACCCATCTTTGCCCAGACGGCTGTCGGCGGTCACTTCGGCAAGGATTATTTACCTTGGGAACAGACGGACAAGGTGTCCGCACTCAAGAAAGCAATTCTTGGATAAACGGCAATTAAATGCCAATCTTTCGCTGGACTTTTATCGATGAACACGGTATTGTCTTTTGAAAATGGAGGTATCCATATGAAAAAGCCAATAGTGGAATATGCAAGCTCAGGGCCGAGCGGTAACATTTATTATATCCTCGGCAAAGCCAAAACGGCACTTAGAAAGCAACGCCGAATCACTGACTACAACGAAATGTGGGAGAGAGTGCAAGACAGCGGCAGTTATAAAGCCGCCCTTGAGGTGATAGGCGAGTATGTAGAATTGGTCGATACGAACGCCTTATAAAAGGGTTAAAAATATCTAAAAATTCTTTTAAAAAACGTGTGTTTTCTGCCGCTTTTCGCTGGGCTCTTTCGAATCTTTACGGTATTGTTGTCTTACAAAACAGGGGAACGAAAACCCCAAAAACAAGGAGACACACGCAATGAAACATCTTAACTACGGAGTCGAAATCGAACTCACAGGCATCAGCAGAGAAAACGGAGCAAAGACAATCGCCGAATACTTCGGAACAAGCACTCGCTACGATGGCGGCACATACAGCACCTGGTCGGCAACCGACAGGAACGGCCGAACCTGGAAATGCATGAGCGACAGCAGCATCGAAATCGAAACAAAGAGCGGCATAAGAGCTACAAGCGATATGCAATGCGAGGTGGTAACACCCATCCTCAGCTACGAAGACATCGAAGACCTACAGGAAATAGTAAGACAGCTGAGGCACAAAGGTGCGATAGCAAACGCAAGTTGCGGAATTCACGTACACATAGACGGCACGGAGTTCACGGCAAAAACCCTCCGCAACCTCGTCAATATTATGACAAGCAAAGAAGACCTGCTCTTCAAAGCCTTAGAGGTAAGCGAGATGAGAGCAAGCAAATGGTGCAAAAAGAACGAAGCTGACTTCGTAGAGAGAGTAAACAGAGCAAGACCTACAAGCAAGGATGCAATCGAGAGAATGTGGTACAACGGCGAAAGCCACAGATACGAACACTACAACAGGAGCCGCTACCACGCACTCAACCTGCACAGTTTATGGCAAGGCAAGGGGATAGAGTTCAGGTGCTTCAACGGCACGACCCATGCAGGTAAGATAAAGACCTACATCCAACTGTGCCTCGCAATCGCAAACCAAGCCTTGACCCAGAACGGAGCAAGTGCAAGGAAGACAAGGACAAACAATGAAAAGTACACCTTCCGCACCTGGCTACTCCGCATGGGTATGATAGGGGACGAGTACAAAACAGCGAGAGAGTTCCTACTCAAAAACCTCGATGGTGACATCGCATTCAAGAACGGAAGACCTCAAAGGGTGGCTGCATAAGCCACTCTTGAGAGAAAACAATATCGAAGGAGCAAAGAAAAAATGGCAAAGAGATTATATGTAGCATATGGCAGTAACTTGAACTTAAAGCAAATGGCAAGACGCTGTCCTACCGCAAAGGTGTACGGCATCGGCAAGCTGAAAGATTATCAGCTTACCTTCCGCAATGTAGCCACGATAGAACCCGACGAGGGGCGAGAAGTGCCTGTTGCGGTATGGGAACTGCAACCGAGCGATGAGCAAGCCTTGGATAGATACGAGGGGTATCCGAGTTTCTATCGCAAGGAAATGGTGCAAGTCGAAATGGACGGCGGCGAGGCGGTGACCGCAATGGTGTATATCATGAACAGCGGAGTACCAAGTCTGCCAGACAGTCGATACTACAATGTCATCAAGGAAGGGTATGCGGATGTCGGCTTGGACGAAGGACACCTCGCCCTTGCGGTAGCCGATACCAAACAGCGGATGGCAAACTAAAAATAAGAATAAAGCGTGTGTTAGGGAGCAGACAGTTAGATGTCTGCTCTCTCTTTTATGGAGGAATTGTGGGAAAAGAAAGTATTATACTACAACATAACGGCAAGCTTTTCGATCCCACTTTGGCAGACAGGGCAATCACCTTCATCAATATGCTCAAGCACACCAAGGGTACTTGGTACGGAAAGAACTTTGAACTCTTGCCGTGGCAAAAGCAGATAGTGACCGATATTTTCGGCACGGTCAAGGAGAACGGATACAGACAATACACCACGGCATACATAGAGATACCGAAAAAACAGGGGAAGAGCGAGCTTGCCGCAGCCATCGCATTATATTTGCTTGCAGGTGACGGCGAGTGGGGAGCGGAGGTGTACGGCTGTGCCGCCGATAGACAGCAAGCCTCGATTGTGTTCGATGTCGCTTGCCAAATGGTAGAGCAATGCCCTGCTTTAAAGAAAAGAATCAAGCCGATTATGTCACAAAAACGGCTCGTGTATATGCCGTTAAATTCCTTTTATCAAGTACTTTCGGCGGAATCATACACCAAGCACGGACTGAATGTTCACGGTGTTGTGTTCGATGAACTCCACGCTCAACCCAACCGTGCCTTATACGATGTTATGACCCACGGCTCAGGCGATGCAAGAAAACAACCGCTTTTCTTCTTGATTACGACAGCGGGTACGGACCGAAACAGCATTTGTTGGGAGGTGCATCAAAAAGCCAAAGATGTTTTGCAAGGCAGAAAGAAAGACCCCTCGTTCTACCCTGTAATTTATGGAGCAGACGAAAACGATGATTGGGGCGATAAAGCGGTTTGGTATAAAGCCAACCCCTCGCTCGGAGTCACCGTTGATATAGATAAACTTTACACGGCATACGCATCGGCAAAAGAAAACCCTGCCGAGGAGAATTTGTTTCGACAGCTCCGCTTGAACCAATGGGTAAAGCAGTCCGTTAGATGGATGCCGATGGATGCGTGGGATAAATGCGACTTCAAAGTCGACCCGAAAGAGTTGGAAGGGCGAGAGTGCTATGGCGGTTTGGACTTGTCATCAAGTACCGACATTACGGCATTCGTGCTTGTGTTCCCGCCGAGGACGGAGGAAGAGAAGTATATCGTGTTGCCGTACTTTTGGATACCCGAAGATACGATTGATGTGCGTGTTCGCCGTGACCATGTGCCATACGATGAATGGCTCGGCAACGGACAAGTGCAAGCGACCGAGGGCAATGTCATTCATTACGGGTACATAGAAAATTTTATAGAAGAGCTTGGCAAGAAATACAACATCAAGGAAATATCGTTCGATAGATGGGGAGCGGTGCAGATGACCCAAAACCTTGAAGGAATGGGGTTTACTGTCGTGCCGTTCGGACAGGGTTTCAAGGATATGTCACCGCCTACAAAGGAGCTGATGAAACTCGTCTTGGAACAAAAAATTGCCCACGGCGGCAACATCCCTTTGCGGTGGATGATGGACAATGTATATGTAAGAACCGACCCCGCAGGCAACATTAAAATGGATAAAGAGAAGTCCACCGAGCGAATAGACGGAGCGGTGGCACTCGTTATGGCGCTTGACCGAGCGATACGAAATAAAACCTCGACTGACAGCGTGTATAACGACAGGGGGATAATTATTATTTGACTTTTTAGTTTGTGGATATTGACATTTGGTTGTTTTTTTGCTATAATATTAAAGTAAAGTTACGGCATAAAAAATAAATTTGAGACTCCATGCAAGTTATCACGAGGATAACCCTAAGGCATTGTGCGATGGACGGGATAATTTAAACTGTAACTAATAATTGAGAAGTAATCCCCTGAAACTATCAAGAACTGTTGAAATTCTCGTTAAGTTGGAGAGAAAGTGGGATAGAGGCCTTAGGTGCCTCCGAAATTGTTTCAGCGCATTACACTAAAACAAATAGAGCAATGAGAAAACTCACTGCTTTGTTTGGTTTGTGTGTAATGCTACATAACCGAGCGAATGAGCCTCTTACACACAGATGTACGAGGCTTTTATTATTGCTCGGAATGGAGGTGAATTCTCATGAGTAAAGGACGTGGTGTGTCGGGTTATACACATACTCAACAGCAGTTGGATCATTATGCAAATCAGCATAATCCCAACAATAGTGCGTATTGGGCAGAACAAGACAATCATGCGAACCAATGCAATCCCAACAATGATGAGTATTGGCATAGCCGTCAAAACGATTATGACGATGATGAAGACTAAACAGTGAAAGGAAAGACCGTTCGGCAACTAACCGAGCGGTTTTTTCATGCCAAAAATTAGTGAGGAGGCTGAAAAATTGGGAATATTTTCTGGACTATTCCGTTCGAGAGATAAACCAAAAAACAGGACTGCG